TCGAGGCCGAGCGACGGGAGGAGGCCGCCCTCGCCATCTCCCGGCTGGCGGACGATACGGTCCGGAAGGTGATGACGCTGCACTGGCTGAACGGGATGAACTGGACGGAGGTCGGGACGGAGCTGGGGATCAGCCGGATCAGCGCCTATCGGGCCAGGCAGTCCGGCCTGCGCCAGCTGCGGTTCGGGGACCCTTGATACACCCGTGAGCGGCCGTGATTCCCCCATGAGCGGCGGTGAAATATTGCGGAGCCGTCAAGCCTGTGATAATATCATGCTGCAAAAAATGGATGAGGGAAGGAAAACCGGAAATCAGGGCTGAGAGCGAACGCTCCCGGCCCTTTTCCTTTCGCCCGCATCCGCCGAAAGGAGAGAGACATCATGACGGATCCCCCTGTACTGCACGGGCTGCGCCGGGAGCTGACGAAGGAGCTTTTCGAGGAGCTGGCCGCCCTCCAGTGCGAGCCGACGGAGATCCTCGGCTACATCGGCACCACGACGGAAAAGCTGGATAAGTGGTGCCGGAAGACGTATCAGCGGCGGTCTCCGGAGGAGATGCTGCAGATGATCCGGCAGGACGGCCTGATCGCGATCCGCCGGGCCAGCTTTGAACAGCTGAAGAAGAGCGCCACCATCATCAGTCAGCAGTTCAACCGCTTCCTGCCCAACGCCGGGCGCGACGAGCGCGCGGAAGCGGACGCGGCCATCCGGGCGTTCACCCAGGTGGTGAACCTGCCCGAGGAAGAAGTGCAGGAGCTGTTTGAGGAACCGTGAGCTTTCAGCTGCAGCCGCTGAGCCGCAAACAGAGGCAGGCGCTCCTCTGGTGGCGCCCCGGCTCGGGGCACGAGCACGACCGGATCATGCTGGCGGACGGGGCGATCCGCTCCGGAAAGACGGTCTGTATGATCCTCAGCTTTCTGGAATGGAGCATGAACACCTTCCGGAATCAGGACTTTATCATCGCCGGGGTGACGACCGGCGCCCTGCGGCGCAATGTGCTTACGCCGATGTTCAGCATGCTCGAGACATACGGGATCAAGTATCAGGAGCATCGGACGCAGGGGAAAATCGTGATCGGCACGAACACATATCACCTGTTCGGGGCGGACAAGGAGAATGCCCAGGACAAGATGCAGGGCATGACGGCGGCGGGCGCGTATGCCGACGAGGCGGCGCTCTTTCCCCGGTCCTTCATCGACCAGATGATCGGCCGCTGCTCCGTCGCGGGCAGCAAGATTTTCATGAACTGCAATCCCAACGGCGCATATCATTACATCAAGACGGATTTCATTGACCGGGCCGCGGAAATCGGGTTATACCGGTTGCACTTTACCATGGACGACAATCTGACGCTCCCGAAGGAGATTCGGGAGAGCTACGCCCGCTCCTTCGCGGGCGTTTTTTATCGCCAGTATATCCTGGGGGAATGGGTGAGCGCGGAGGGCAGCGTCTATCCGATGTGGAGCGACGAAGCCAACACGTATCGGGAAGAAAGTCCGAAGATGTATACGGGGATGCGCCGGTTCGTCGCGGTGGACTACGGGACCGCGAACCCCTGCGTGTTTCTGGACGTATGGGACGACGGGCGCACCTTCTATATCGCCAACGAGTATTACTGGGATTCCGTGGCCCGCAGGCGGCAGAAGACGGACGCGGAATACGCGGACGACCTGATGCGCTTCCTCGGCAAGGACCGGAACGTGACCGTCATCATCGATCCCAGCGCGGCCAGCTTCAAGACGGAGCTGCGGAACCGCGGCCTCCGGGTGCAGGACGCGCAGAACGAGGTGCGGGACGGCATCGCGACCACGGCCGTGATGATCGAGCAGCGCCTGGTGAAGGCCGAGCGGAGCCGGTGCCCCTGCCTGATGAAGGAGATCCACGGGTACATGTGGGACGAGAAGGCGTGCCAGCGAGGCGAGGAGCGGCCGGTGAAGGAGAAGGATCATGCGATGGATGCGCTGCGGTATCTGTGCCAGACGCGGACCGGCAGATTCAGGAGACTGTAATCAGTAAACCCCTTCGGATGTCATATACAACAGGCCAGCAGATTCAGGAGGATGGAGTTTCAGGAGGATGGAAATGGTTTTGAACGACGGATACGCGAATCCGGCGGCGCGGCTGGGGGAGGCCTCGCCGCTGCTGTCCTCCGGGACCTACGTCCGGTCCGCGCTGGCCTCCTCGCCGGTCTATCTGACGACCCTTTACCGGGAGAGCTGGCTGGCGAAGCGGATCATCGACATGCCGAGCGAGGACATGACGCGCGCCTGGTACACGCTGGAGATGGATCCGGCGCGGGCGGAGGCGCTGCGGAACCTGGAGGCCCGGCACGATATCCGGCGGGAGATCACCAACGCGATCCGGTGGGCCAGGCTCTACGGCGGGGCCTGCGCCCTGATGGTCATCGACGGCCACGAGGAGATGCTGGACACGCCGCTGGACCCGGACATGATCATGCCCGGGTCCTTCTGCGGGCTGCTGATCCGGGACCGCATCAGCGGGGTGACGCCGTCGCCGGAGCTGGAGGGGGATCTGAACGACCCGGACTTCGGGTATCCGATGTATTACGAGCTGGAGATGGAGCCGGGCGGCGCGGCGCCGGACGGCCGGCCCGCGCCGGCCCGGCTGCGGGTGCACCACAGCCGGATCCTGCGCTTCACGGGGCGGGAGCTGCCCCGCAGCGAGGAGATCGCGGAGCAGTACTGGGGCGCGAGCGAGCTCGAGCATATCCACGAGGAGCTGCAGAAGCGCAACGCCACCAGCGCGAACATCGCCCAGCTGGTTTTCCAGGCGAACGTATCCACGCTGCGGATCGCGGACTTCGGCGACACGCTGGCCTCCGGCACGGACGAACAGAAGCGCCAGATCTATGACGCGATCCGGCGGGAAAACGAGATGCGCACATCCTTCGGGATGCAGGTGCTCGGCTCCGGCGACACGATGGAGAACCATCCGTACACCTTCGGCGGGCTGAGCCAGGTGTACGAGGCGTTCATGCTGGACATGGCCGGGGCCTCCGGCATTCCGGCGACGCGGCTGTTCGGCCGCTCGCCCCAGGGGATGAACGCCACGGGCGAAAGCGACCTGAAGAACTATTACGAGATGATCGCGGAGATGCAGGAGCGGCATCTGCGGCCGGCGCTGGAAAAGCTGCTGCCGGTGATGGGCATGAGCCTGTGGGGCGAAATGCCGGAGCGGATGGATATCGCCTTTCCGTCGCTGATGCCCGTTTCGCCCCGGGAGGAGGCGGAGGTGCGCGCGCTGCGGGTCGAAACGCTGACGCGGGCGATCGCCGCCGGCCTCATGACCGCGGAGGAGGGCCGGATCCGCCTGCGGGAGATCCTCTGATCCGGCCGTCTCCGATCTGAATGGGGGAATGAATAAAATATGCTGTATTTTGCTGAAAAAATCAGTCCGCACATGGCCATGAGCGCGGAGGGGTATCTGATCTGCCGCGGCGTGCCCGTGGCCCGGTGCGGCACGCAGCAGTATCTGCCGGAGGAGCTGCAGATTCAGGGGGAGGAAAGCCCCCTTATTCTGATCGATGTGGACCGGCCGGAGGAGGAAGTCTTCTCCCCCGAATGCATGGCGTCCTTCGAAGGCAAACCCGTCACCGAGGACCATCCGGACATCCCGGACGGCGTGAACGCGGAGAACATCCGCGTCTATCAGGTCGGGCATGCCCAGAACATCCGCCGGGGCGAGGGCAGCTGCCGGAACATGCTGCTGGCGGATCTGGTGATCACATCGCCCGAGACGATCCGGCGGATCCGGAACGGGAAGCGGGAAATCTCCTGCGGATACACCTATACGCTGGTGCGCGAAGGCGGCCGGTGGATCCAGCGGAACATCCGCGGGAATCATATCGCGATTGTGGACCGCGGCCGGGCGGGGCACAGCGTGAGAATTGTGGACCATCTTTCATACGACACGAAAAGCGAAAGGAGCATTGCGCACATGAACAGCACGAACAAGAACACGGGGATCAGCCGGAGGCTGGCGAGGTACCTGGTCCGCATGGCGCGGGACGGGGAGATCGGGGCCCTGGAGGAAATCATCGGGGAGATCATCGAAAGCGGGGAAACCCGGGAGGCGCCTGGCGCGGCGGAGCCCGGCGAAGCGGCGGGGTCCGCCGCCGCCCGGCCGGAGGAGGAAAACCCGGTGACGGAGGACGCGGATCCGGAAATCATCACCCG